CCACTCACTAATCGTTGAACTGACTGGTGTTTTACCACTGTCACCATCTGGATTTACCTTATAAAATTGTACTTTAGGGTTCTCTGTCATCAATGTTTTCCATTGATTAATCCAATTTACTGCTGGTATTGGTGACGCCTCTGGCACTCCGTAATGTTTTGTACCCTTGTACATATTGTTTATTTTATGGGTATCACTTACCAAGTCGTGTCCAATCAAATACATCTCTGTTAAATCTTTTTCTTTTATTGTCGCCACTCTTCCACTTGTAGCACCACACGCCCAACCTCTATCTCTTTGACCTTCAACTAAATCATCTAAATTATTTGCCTTGTCATTTTCACTTGTCCAACTTACAAAGGTTGAAGTGTGATTTACATTCTTTTCAACTATCTCTTTTTTCTCTTTATTTGATTTTAAGATATTTACTTTACCAGATAAATTTGAACCGTGAAATACAAACTCTTGTTTATTACCTCGTTTGTTTTCCATTTTATTTGATTGATATTTGTCTATGAGTTCTTTATCTTCATTTTTCATATTACCATACACTAACATATGATACATTGTTGCTGGTACTCTAGTCCAGTTTCTTAACCAAGTTTCATTCTTATCACAATAACCACTTTGATATATCTCGTGCATTATTCCGTGGTCAACAGCAGTCAATACATCTGGTGTAAAATCTCTATACAAAGCATTACAACCATATATCTTTCCGTGTGGTTTAAATAAGTTTAAATCTAAAGACTGTCTACTCTCGCCGTTACCGATACAAAATACTCTAGTTGCCATCTCTCGTTACCAAGTTCTCTGGTTTGTCAATAGGCAAACCACCTCTCTCAAACCACTTATTATCTGCGTGATAAACAAACCCAAGTGTACCATCTTTAAGTTTGATTGATCTCTTTTCTATCTTTCCTTTATATTGACTTCCATCTTTTTGTATCATATAAACATTACCAAATATACGACTATAAATTCTATCAATATATTTAAATGTACCATCGTCTTGTTGTACTTTATTTGTTTCAGGCACAATTGGTCTTACATTTTCAAAATCTATTATCTCATCACTCATTGACAAATACATCTTTCATAATTAGTTTACATTCTGTAGCATTAAAATTTGTAAATGGTTTTAATCTGGTAATCGTAGATGCGATTTCAGGCCATACAAAAGTTTCTTTAATTTCCTTATTCCAATTTTTGACAAACGATAAGAAGTGGTCAAACACGACTGCGGATTGTAACCCGACCTTTTTTTGAATAAGTAACTGTAAAAGTCGAGGGTGTTGTCCATTATTACAAACAAAACCATCATCAAAACAAAAGCCACGAGAGCGAAAGTCATCATCAATACATACGCAATCACTTCTAAAGTGGTAAGTAAAGGCCTCTTTACGTTTTTTATAAGCCAGATAGACTTCTCTACCATCGTTCTGTAAAAGATTACCAATCCATCTCTTGCGATCTGCAAGAAAGTTAGCAACAAAGAAATCAAGTATATCAGTTTGTCCATATTTTGTACTTAACTTATGAAAGAAATATCTATCCTTTCTTTTTGTAAAACTATCAAGTGTTGCATTAACTTTTCCACCGTACTTTATATAGTCATATGTCTTTGATGTAAAATGTAATTTAACACCGAGATAAACTTTATATACATCAAACCCACCATACATATTATACTGGCAATATTCCACCTTTTGGTGTATTTAACATTCTTAAATCTATTGCTTCTACTTTAATTTTTTCTTTTAATGATTTTGAAATTAATGATGATACTGTTCCTGGGTCTATATCATTTTCTTCACAATATAAAATAACAGCATCCATATAAGATATTCTTTTTTCTTTGACCATACTCTCAATTTTCAAACTAAATTCTTTACTATTCATTATCACCTCTTTCTTATGGTGGTCTTCACTCTCGTTACTAACCACCACATTATAACTCTTTTAATATATCATATTTTTATATTTTTGTCAACCCTATTGTACGGTTGTTACATCAAAT